TGCTGCATTAGTTGCGCTAGTCCCCGCTGCTGTAGCACTCCCAGACGCTTCTGAGGCACTTGTGGCGGCTTCTGAGGCTTTGGTAGTAGCTGTAGAAGCACTGGCCGCTGCGTTCGTCTCTGACGTTCCTGAGGCGGTTGCAGAGGTTGCTGAATTAGTCGCGCTTGTAGCTGCGTTGGTTGCGCTGGTTGCGGCAGCAGTTGCACTATTGCCAGAGTTAGTTGCACCTGTGGATGCAGTCGTTGCGCTGGTAGCTGCTGCGGCAGCACTATTAGCCGCTGCGGTAGCGTCTGCGTCTACCCCTGCTTCGCTGTTAGCTGCGTTAGTTGCACTTGTGGCCGCTGCGCTTGCAGAGGCTTCTGCTTCATTTGCTTTTGTAGTAGCAGTTTGAGCATATAGTGCTATTTGACTGGCGTAGGCATCTGTACTACTGTCCCCAGACCCTCCGTCCCCTCTAAATATCGCCATACTCGCTCTCCACTGTTACTAGAAAAATAAACAAATAAAAAGTGAGGTACTTGCCCTAAGGCTTTCCCTCACACATATTTTTATAGATTAAGCGGCTACAGCCAATACAAAACCTGATTCTGGACGTAACGTCTTAACACCGTAGAGCGTGTCTGCGGTATAAAGCGTACCCAAGAACTCTTGCTTGTACTGAGTCTGTGAGCGGATGCCCTGCTGTTCAGCCATAACCATCGTATCCTTGTGGATAAGGAAGGCAGCTTTAACAGTGGTGCTGTGAGTCAGAGGGCAGTTGCTGGTTACGAATACGTCAACGCCGTACAAGTTACCAATCTTACCGTTCTGAACGCCACGACCATCAACAAAGTCTGAAGACACATATCGTTCAACACCCATGATTGCATTACGCAATGAAGGAGGAACAACAAATGAACGATTGTCCATAGGTACGTCTGCATCATCCATCTTCTGAATCAAAGCTCGGAAAGCATTGTCATTGAAAGCGGCAGTAGTACCAGCACCAGCATAGGCAGCAAGCCCAGTAGTTGTTGGGATAAACGTAGCACTGTTAGTCCAATCAGAACCGTCACCGTCACCAAAGGACTTGCCCAAAGTAAAGAGGTCGTTGTCCACTTGCTTGGCAAGAGCGTAACCTGCGTCACCAGTGTAGAACTGTCGTAGTGAAGACAAAGCTTGTGCTTCGGTGATGTCTTCAATCATGCGAGAGTATTCAAAATGCTTGTCAATAATGACTTGCACTTCACTCTCAGTGTCTGCCTGAATCGTTACAGCAGTCTTTGCTGCCTTAGCAGTAGCAACGCCACGGGTAGGCTTAGGAATGTGAATGGTGTCCCCTTTCTTACCTACCATTGCCATCTTCTTAACGAGATTAGCAAGAACTAGGTTAGCCTGATAAGCAGCAACGATTTCGTCACTCCAAATCTCAGGGATAAATGTAGCGGCGCGAGCATTGTCTACCGCACCTGTTTGACTGGGATATACTGAAGTAGCCATTTTAAGATTTCCTTAATAGATTAGTTTCGTACTCTCCCCTCTTGGTAAGCCTTCATAATCTCATCGGACAATGATTGATACCGCTCAGGGTCTGTACGCATAAGTTTAATAATGTCTGCTCTTCGGTAAATCTTTCTCGTTTTCGTTTCAGAACTACCAGTGGCTGCGCCAGTTGATGCGTTCTTTACAGCTTGCTTACGACCTTGCTTTTCAGCGTTAGCTGTTTGCTGTACGACTTGCTTACGCTCTTTCCAAAGAGTAAACAGTTCGTGTGCAGCTTCATAGTCGTATTGCTTGTCTGCTTGTACGTACAGTTGAGTCCGTATCTTTGAACCTTTAATCCATTCCGCAAACTTATCGTCCGTCAATATGTTTTGCATATCGGGATGATCTTGTTGAAGTTGAGACAGGGCAGTGGTCTTTTGGTACTGCTTACTGATGTTCTCAGCTTCTCTGATCTTTGGATGGTTATCAATGGCTCGTTTAACGGCCTCTTCTGGATCTGAGAAAAAATCCACCTCATCAACAGTTTCTTGTTGCTGTGGTGCTTGTTGGTTTGAGAGTTGTGTCTGAATGTAACTGTCAACAACCTGTCTCAGTTCACCTACTTCAGAGCTTTGACGGCCCAAGAGCTTTTCAGCCTCTTGGTGCATCCGTACTAGATCTTCCGCTGATTTACCTTTGTACTTGTCTGGGACTTCTGACTGAGTTTCCTGCTCTACAGGGTCATTGTCAAAATCATCAGATTGTTCAGGTTCTTGCTGTTCTTCTTCTTCAAGACGCTCATCTAAGAGTGTAGCCATTATTAAATCTCCGTACTAACGTATTATGGAGTGACATGGTTTGTATAAGAAAGGTCTACTCCGAGTTTGCCTTTCTTTCTAGTTTTATCTTCTGTTCCCGCTGTTTAGCCCACTTCATAGTCGCACCTACAAAATCCCCACTAATGGGGTCAAGTGAGCAGCGGACAGGAGATATAATTCTAGTTGCAATCTTGTTACATAAACCACAGGTGTGTTCTGTCTCGTCGGAGGCTACTAGGGCCTCCGTAACGTGATTATCAGGGCATCTGAAATCAAAGATAAGACGCATTAAGCGGCTTCTTCTTGATCGTTGTCCTGTGGGTTATTGCGTTCTTCAACAACGCTTTCTAGCTGTGCTTCAAGGTTAAGAACATTAGCCATGATAGCAAGCTGACCTTTACGAAAGAATAAGTCTGTTAAGTCTTTAGTAACCTCAACGGAGTTGACGTTCGGGACGCTTCCTCTGAGATCATTTAAGAAGTATTCCCAACCTTCACTACGGAACATTTCTTGCATACTTCTAGTATAGTCTTCAAATTCTTGATCGTTCACTGTTTCTCCTTTAAAGGACAGATTAAAGTTATGTACTTAATGTACAAGTATATTATACCATATTTTAGACAAAAAGTCAAGTATTATTTTAGTAACCTTTTTTCATAGGTTTCTTTTTAGGCTTGGCTTTACCCGCCGCTTTCTTAGCCGCAGCTTTTCCTTCCTTTGTGTAGGGATACTTTTTCCCTTTGACCATTGGCATTACTTTTTCCCCTTTTTAGTTGTCTTAGCTGCTTGTTTAAAAGCTTTGGAAGTAGGAGCACCTTTAGCGCCCTTCTTTCTCATCTTCTCTTTACTACCCGCAGCAATACGTTTACGTTTAGCATGGATGTTATCATATAGACCAGCCACTACCATTTCTCCTTGTTGGCCCAATAGGCCGCTGACATCTTACCCTTTGCAATGTTCTTTGCATGACGAGCCTTAAATGACTTGCGTCGGGCTTTTTCTTTCTCAGTTGTAGGGGCTTTACCCGCACCACTCACACCTTGCTGTCCAAANCTGATTGTNTTTGTTGTGTCACCCTCTTTGGCAACGACTACGTGAGACTTAGTAGGATGATTAGGCGTTCTCTTTGGCTTGTTGTAACCGCTTACTCCCGCCTTTTCCAGTTTTGAGTCTTTCTTCTTCGGCACTTTCTAAAACCTCCAGTCTTTCAAAAAGTAAAGCAAAGTTACGATTAACTTGCGCTACGACTTCTTCCAGTTCTTTATTACTGACCATTAGGCCCTCTTGGTTGCATTGGGATAGTGTTGTTGGGTGCAGCTTTTTTCATAGCTTTCTCTTTTAACATCATGTCAGCTACTTTAAGTCTACGCTCAAACTCTTTGTCGTCCTCAGTGCCAGCCTTCAGGTTAGTCGTCACGGCCTTCATGCGATCAATTTCAAGCTCCGCTGGCATAAGCTGAGTTTCCACAGCAATCTTCTGCGCCCTTGCCTGAGACTCCTGAGCTTGCCCTGCGAGGGCCGCTGTCTGAGACTGTTGGAACTCCATCTGAGCCTGCTGCGTGGCTTGTTGGGCCTGCTGCTGCTCTGGAGTGGGCTGTCCTGCTTGCTCTAGGCGTTGCATCAGCTCTTCACGGTTGGACAGGTTCATATTATCAATGATTGCACTAATCAAGGACGTATACAACGGAGAGTCTGCCTTCATGGTTTGCAGTAACTGTACAAGCTGTGTTACTTCGTACTCACGCGCCATGATGCCCAAAGTGGACGTAGCGTTGAATTTATAGTCGGAAACAGGATAGTGCTCTGGGTCAAACTGCATGTATCGGTGTGCAGCTTTGGTTACAAAGGGGATCAGGAAGGACTCTTGGAAGTTAATTAGTGTACGCTTATGGCGCTTAATAATAGCACCAAGAGACATACTAATACCAGCAGCCGTTGCTTCACCGTTAATACTCCCTGAGATACCCGCAGAGTCTATCGCTCCTGTGGCTGTTTGTACCATCTTCTGTAATGCGTCAGCCTGTGCAAAGGTAATCTGACTGACCTGTCCAAAGTTAAAGGGCTTTAGGATCTCGTCTGGATTACCGTTAGTCAGGATAAGCTTACCCGCACGTACCTCAGGCTTAGAGCCTCTGGGGATACGTGTAGCGTCCATAGCCATCATAGGATGGACTGTAAGGGCCAGAGCGTCAATACGTGCTCTGATCTCTGCGTCCAGCGCCTTCTGGCTGTTGTAGCCCTTCTCACAGACTCCACGACCCCAGAAGCGAGACGGTACAACGTCCCATGGGAATGCTACAATGGGTCTGTCCTGCATCATGTAGGGGTTTTCTTCAGCCTTGAGAAGAATACCACCATTGGCAATAACTACGATGGCCTCTACGTAGTACTCTTCTGAATCAAGCTCTAACTCACCTTCCATCTCAATGACTTCTTCCTCAACGTCATCGTCATCGTCATCACTCTTAGCTAACTGAGTCTGTGCGTCAGCTAACAAGTAAGCAGGTACTAACCCGTAGTACTTTGTAAGACGTACTTTGTCGTCTGCGTAGGTGGTTAGGTCTTGGTCAGGCTCAATGTCAAAGTCAGGCGTTGCAGAGCCTATGTGACACTTCTTGTAAACGCCAGCTTCCTGTAGCTGCTCAACGGTGTGTGC